CCGCGCCATAGCCTCGTCCACAATTCGCGGAGCAATGAACTGGTCGTCGCCGTCTGAAGGAAATTCTCCGTAGACCTCGACTTTTGCCTGGCTACTATCTGCTCCATACTCAGCGATGATTTGCTCGTAGACGGCTTTATCCGTATCTTCAACTTGGCGGGCGTCGATGTTTTGCGTTTGCCAGAATTCGCGTTTCGCGTTGAAGCACTCATAGAAATACCCCTCGTTGCGTCGTGGGTTGCTGAAGGCGAGCCAGAAGCGGTTCGGTGTGTTCTCCGTAAAGAAGCCCGCCGTCACCGACCAGATGGGGTCTGGAATACCGCTTGCTTCGTCGAAGATGACCATCACACCGTCGAAGTTGTGCACGCCCGCGTACGCGTCGGGGTTCTCCTCCGACCACAGCCGGCCTTCGACCGACCAGTACCGCGTGCCTTTCTTCAGGTCTCTCTCGACGATCTCCGCCAGCCACTTGGCCGGCATCACCCGCGTCGCGGACACCTCGAACCAATGACTGTTGAGCAGCAGCGAGAGCCACTTAGTCACCTCGGCCCATGTCACCGAGCGTAGCTGCGCCTCGCTGTTAGCCGAGACGATGATGGTCGAGCCGATGCGCGTCGTGAGCATCCACAGGATGAGCCAACTGACCAGCGCCGACTTACCGATGCCGCGCCCCGAGGCTGTTGCCATGCGCAGCACCTCGTACCCGGTCGCGGTCTTGTTCTTAGCGATGTGAGCGGCCACCTTGCGCAGCACCTCGCGCTGCCACTTGCGTGGTCCGCTGAACTGCGCCAGTGGCGTACCCTGCTGCCCCCACGGGAAAACGAACAGCACGAACGCCTCGGGGTCGTCCTTGATCGCAGGCGACCAAAGACGCGTCATCAGGAGCTGTTCTTCCTCGGGGCTATAGATCGGTAGTTGCATACTCTGCCGTCAGCGCGGGGGTCGCGCGGGTGGTGGGTGCGGGGGTGTGGCTTAGTGCAGCCGGTGTATCCGACACCACTCGGCCTTCGATGACGCGAGACTCCGCCTCTTGCAACGCCGCGATGACGCTGATCTGCTGCTTGACATCAACCTGCACCTGCTGCTTCGCCACCCAGCCGTGCACATGCTGGAGGATTGCCAAAGAAGCCTTTGAATCGCCATTGCGAGCCGCCAGACGCAGTTGGTTCGCGGCCTCAAATTCGCTGTCTGCACGACCCTTAGCCTCCGCCATCTGGGCGAGGGGGTCCATTTGGCATAGTCGGCGGAACTCCGCTGGCAACATCCCCGCCGCCAGGGCAAGGCTATCACCCTTCAGCCCGAGCGCGGCAGCGTCATAAATCGCCTGAAGGCGGGCCTCTGTGGCCTTTAACTCGCGTGGCTCATACGGGAGCGATTTGAACATGTCGCAACAGTACCGTGCGCGTAAGGAATTGACAAGCGATGTGCAGGATTGCCCTGCCGGGAGGCCGCGATCCACAACAACCGTGTGGCCTGTGTGCCGGGGCGGAGATTGCCTTAGATGGTGGGCGGGGGTGGCCCTTCAGCTACCTCCCGGTCGCTACGTGCGCATCACGTCAGACACCGCAGCAAAAGGTTAGCAAGGAATCCTTTAGTAACGCAACACGCTAATAAAGCGTACGTACGTTGTGTGTACAGCTGTAAGTAATGGGTTTACGGGCTTGTGGGTTAAAAAATAAAAAAAAATTGTTCGCGAACCCATTGTCACAATGACCACCAGCTCGCGGGCCGGCCCACCCCTCAAATGCAAGTGATTCCCGTTTGCATTCAGTCGTCGGCGTGGTGGGCAGTGTGGGCTATGCCCACGCGCTGCCAGCTAGCAGCCCGTCAGCTTGTGGGCAATGTGGGCAATCGGTTTTCAAGTCATGTTGTGGGCAATGTGGGTCATGCGCCGACAAGTCGAGTTGTGGGCAATGTGGGTCATGGCGCGCGAAGTCGTGTTGTGGGTCATGTGGGCAATGTGGTCATCGAAAAAAAATCGGCGCGGCTCCAAGGGAGCGCGCTCTACGCGCTGTACGCTGTATATCCATACAGTATATTTTTTTTACTGACCTAAAGAGAAAAAGATGACCCACATTGCCCACAACCCCATCCGCGCCCTATGTTTTCAGGCCTTTACGCGTGGGCAATCTGCCCGCATTCCATGACCCACACCATGACCCACAATGCCCACAAAATGCTACGCGCTGAAGGCCACTAATTTATGTAAGATAATTATTGACAGCCAGCGCGAACGGGCTCATGCTAGCGCCCATGTTCAACGCAACTGGAGTTCACGCCATGTCATTCGACCACGCCGACTTTGTAGCCAACCCGAACAAATACCGACTCTTTCAGACGGCTACCGTCACCAGCCACATATTCACCGAAAACGGCGCCAACGACCTACCCGCTGGTGAGCGCGTCAACATCCGCTTCATGCGGACGGCCTACAACCCCTTGCGCCGTCGCGAGGAGCCCGTGTACGGCATCACTGCCGACAATGTGAAATGGGGTCTCGTCTACGCGTCCAACCTCACCCGCTTCGTTCTGTAATCAGGAGCACCACGCCATGACCTACCGTTACTCTCACGTACTCGCCACCCTCGCCGCGCCGCTACTGATCGCCGCGCCGTGGGTCTACGCGGACGCGTTCATGCCCGTCTATCTTGCCGGCACGTTCGCCGCGCTCGCTGCCGCCGTCTCTCGCGCTTGCGGCGATTGATTACAGGCTGTAAGATTATTTCGTTCAATCAACTAAACTGGAGTCTACGCCATGAGATTTTTAATTCCTGCCGACACGATTAAAGCCTTGCTCACCATCGCGCCGAAAGTGGAGACCCGCACGTATCTTGTTTCGGTGTGCATCGATGTCCGCGCCGGCGATGCCGTGGCTGTAACGACTGACGGTCATAAGCTGCTCGCGCTGCCGCTGGAGCTTGCCGACGACGCCCCCGCGCTGGTGCCGGGTCAATACATCGTCCGCCGTGAAGCGCTGGAGTCAGTCAAGCCCACGCTAAAGCGCCCTATCATTGTGACGATCGACCCCACGTTGGCTGCTGCAACGCTTGACAACGGCAGCGCCGCCGTACACTCGCCGCTCATGGACGCCACGTACCCCGACTGGCGGCGCGTGGTGCCGCTGTCTGTATCGGGTGAGCCCGCGCAGTACAGCGCCGAATATATCGGCGCGTTCGGCAAGGTGCACAAGCTGCTGGGTGGCGAGTATTCGCCCATCATCCGCCACAATGGGAACAGCGCGGCTCGCGTGGTGCTGCCGGGTGAGGCTATCGGTGTGCTCATGCCTATGCGCTGGGACATGCAACCCCTTGCCACCCCGACGTGGCTGCTCACCCCGAGCAAGCCTGAAGCTAAGGCGGCCTAACATGGCGAAACGTGCGGCGCCCGTGGCTGCACGTCTACGGGTGCGACCCGTACTGATGAGCCACTAACCTATAGTAAAGGAAACAACGCCATGACAACCGACAACCGATATAACGGCTGGACAAACTTCCCTACATGGAAAGTCAACCTTGAATTGTTCGACGGCATCGACCCGCGCGACATGTGGGCGCAAGAAGTCGCGGGTGACAGCGCCTACGACCTCGCCGTACAGCTTGAGGAGTTCGCGCTCAACTTTATTGGCGACCATATAGACGACACCTCACCGAACGGCACCGTGGAAGGATGGGCGCGCGCGTTCCTCGCCGATGTCAACTGGCTGGAAATTGCCGAGCACATGATGGACACGTACCGCGTGGAGGCCGCATGAAAACTTACGAAGTGACGATCAAAGCGACAATCTACAAAACAATTGCAGTAGAGGCGCACAACGAGGACGAGGCTTACGTCAAAGCCCATGAGCGGTTTTCTGTATTGAATGACGATACACCGGAGCAGTACGAGCAAGATTCCGTGGGTATTGAAGAAGTGCAGGAGGCCGCATGAGCCCGCAACGCTGGGAAGTGCTCACCCTTATCGGCAACCATTGGGAAAACGTCTGGAGCATCGACGATGAGCCCGAGACGTTCGACAGCTACGGCGAGGCCAGCGCCGCGCTCGATGAGTACCTGCGCGACTGCCGCGTGGCGTACATCGACGGCGACATGACCGAGCCACCCCTAGGCCGCGACGCCTTCCGCATCGCGCCGCACGTTTCTAACCTTTTGACCGCGTAAACTGTAAACCATAGGAGACTACACAATGAAGACTGCAACACTCGCCGCGCTCGCCGTGGCTACCCTCGCCACTGCCGCCCACGCTGACACGTTCGCCACCGCTGGCGTTAAAGGTGACAGCCAAGGGCGCACGATCCTTACCACAGGCGCCTGTGAGTTGCCGCTCGACGCTGCCAAGCTCGGCACGACGAAAGGCAACCTCACCAATATGCGCCGGGCGTTCTACTACATGAGCGACGGCTCGACGGAAGAAGGCTGCTGGCGCCATGACGCCGGGACCGTGCTGCTGGCGTGGCCTGCGTCTAATCTGCTGCGCCGCTGGCCTATTAAAAACTTTAAGCTAGAGGCTGCCGCCGTGGGCCCGACGTGGGACACGCTGCGATGATTCGCTGGCTGCGCGGCCTCTGGCGTCGTCTGGAGGCCGCGCGTCAATACGAGTGGCGCCGCGTGCCGCCGCCCAACTGGGCGTGCTCGCGTCGGCGCTGGGGTGGCGACTATTGGTAAAGGTGACAGTATGGACAAACTAACGAGCAGTGAGCTGATCGAGTTCGAGCGCGACATAGGCCGACCGCCTGACCCGCCCATCGACCCCGAGACCATGTACCGGGAGCCTAAGCGCTGCGTGCTCTCGCCCGAGGAGCTGCGAGACATTCTGGGCGAGTACGACAGCGCTCACAGTACGCCCACGGGCGACGCCATCGACCCCGACCACTACAAGGTCGGCGGCATCGAGACCATCGACTACATGCGCGCTAAGAGTACGCCCGAGGAGTTCGAAGGCTACCTGCGCCTGTCGGCGCTCAAGTACCTGAGCCGCGTCGGGCATAAGAACGGCGACCACGACGCGGCACGGGCTGAGGAGTATAAAAAGGCGCGTTGGTTCATTAATCGGTTAGTTGAGGAGCTGGAACAATGAAAACGATAAAAAAAGAGTTTGTCTTTGAGTTTAATGCACGGAGTGGGTCAACGGTATCAGGGCGGCTTATTCGTTTATTAAAATTTCCGTTTGTTTGGGTATTGACCGGAAAGGCCGAATTATGACCCGCGACGCACAACAATGCGCCGCCGCGATTCGGGCGAGAGGTGAGACATGAGCGCGCCTGTAGACCGTGACGAGCTCTCGCGTGTAGTCAAGCTCTACACTGAGGCCGTGTACAAGCTGCTGCACTATGAAGCGGCGCTGCACACCATCGCCAACATGAGCCGCGACCGTTGCGAAGACGCGCACGCTATCGCACGGCGCGCGCTGGAGCGTGTGAACGATGGCTCGGTTGACCGTCACTGAGTGGTGGACTCGGCGGCTGTGCCGTCATGTTGACCTTGCGCGCAAGGATGCGCGCCGGCCTTGCTGGAACCGTCTACCGCCGCCCACCGCGCGGGCCACAGTACGCGCCCGCTACAATCAACTAAAGGCAAAACAGCGTGATTTACTTACTCTTGACTATCGCCGCCGCCGTGCTGATTGACTGGTTATTTTCCGACCACTGATAGCACGGGCTCCAAGCCCTCGGCCATCCGTCGCAGTTCCGACTTGCCAAGGCTCGCAAACTGCGGGTGAGCAAAGACGTGCTTCTTGGTCGGGAACTCGCGCGAGTGCAAGCGCCCACAATCGACCCACCCGGCATCGCGTAGCGCGTGCATGAGCGCCGCCTGTACGACCTTGACGCCTGACGGCGCAAGGCCTTGCAGACGGTCGCAGATCGAGTAGAAGGGCGAGGCGATGACACCGCGCGCGAAGTCGCCCTGACGCTGGCGGATCATCTCGACGAGGAAGGACTCGGCGGTACTCATGGCGGCCTCGATCATGATGGCCTTGGCCTCGGTCATCGGCGGCGCGGCGCCAGGGTTGAAGGCCGACACGTCGCGGGCATCAAGCCACGCGGCGACGGCTTGGAAGCCGCCGGCGTAGTACCAGCTCCAGAGCGCGCGCGCCTCGGCAGGCGGCATCCGGTCGGCGTCTGACCAGACGACGAACCAGCGGCGGTCGTCTGACGGGAGACTAATGGCGGCGCGCTCGTTGCTGAAGGAGACGACGAACACGCGGTTGAGCGCCTCGTACGGGTGCAAGCCCTTTCGATTGACCGTGAGCAGCTCAGGCGGCGCGGCGATGATGGGCTTGAGGCTGTTTTCGAGCGCCCGACGGTCGCGCGCCTCGGCCTGTCGCAGCTCGTTGATGACGATGACCTCGGACTCCAGCGCGTAGCCCCACTGACTGTTCAACTCCTCGTTGCGTACCGTGGTGACGTTGACGCGCTGGTCGCCGCCGATAGACCAGAAGAACGGCGCCCAGAGCGTGTCCTTACCGCTGCCAGGCTTGCCGGCGTGCAGTACGGCGTGGTTGATCTTTTGGTTGGCGTGCTGGCGCTTGTAGGCCATCACATCGAGCACATGCTCGCGCTCGGCGGGGTCTGGGATCATGCGCTCGGCGTGGGCGAGCCACGGGGTGACATCGCCTGCACTGACAGTAGGTCGAGCGTCGCGCCAGCGGTTGCCGTAAACGACACCGTTACGGCTGACAAGGATGGACTCGCCAGCGGCGAACGTGACGCCTGCGAGCACATGTGCGCCCATGGCCTGACGGTTCTCGTCGTAGCAGACTGACGCCTCGATGCGGCGGTTATTGTGGATGCTGTGGCACGTCACATGACGGAACAGGGCGTTGAACGACGTGCGGGCGATCTCATGGCGCTCGGCTAGGTCAAAATAGGCGTCATCGCTCACGACGTACGCGAAGCGCTCGTACCACTTGGACTTCTCGACGCGACCGAGCTCGCGGCGCTCGACCTCTTTGATGACCTCGGCGGCTTCGTCTGGGAATTCTTCGGTCGGTGTAATCTTTGACAAAGCAGCCTCCATCTTCTTGGCGAGCAGGTCATCGCGCAGGCCGTAGCCCGTCTTGGGGCCGCCCTCGGCCTCGACCCAGCGCAGGAACTTCTCGCTGTTCCAGTCGCTGCAATGCCCGTGGAAGCAAGTATAGCTACGCGTGACGGGGTGATACCGCCCTTGCGCGTCGGCTGTGGTGTGCTCGGCGTGGTTCGGGCACACGACGCCGTACCAGCCTTCGGAGTTGGCCTTGGCGAGCAGTAGGCCGCGCTCTTGTATCCACTCCAGCACATTGTCGAGGCCGTCATCTTCGATGGCGATGCCGTGGATGCAGGCCGTATCGACTTCACCCGGCGTGACGCCGCAGGCTTTAACGATCTGCGTTAAAGAGAACTCGCGCTCAGGGTGGAACTCGGTCAGCACGGCGGCGAAGTTGTCGCGGCCTTCCTTGAGATTAACGCTGCCCTCGATGCGGAAGTTACGCACCGGGTTGACCGCGCCGGGGTCAGTGTAGCCCGCCTCGGCCATGGCCTTGATCGCGGCGCTGAACTCGCCCTTCGTCGGCTGATCGTCAAGCCCGAAGGTGTAGCCCCACTGGAAGTTGCCGGGGCTGGTCTCTAACTTCCACGTCGGCTCGATGGGCGGCGTCTTGCTCTTGGTGCCGATGTCATCGAGCACCATGAACGCCACGCGCTCGCAGTTGGGCGCCGACGCCGACACTTTGTCCGTCAGGCGGTCAAGGATGAAGCAGCCGGTGTTGGCGTACCACGCGCCCTTGGGGTTGCGCATGTACTTGCCGTAGAGGCCCGCAGGCCAGGTGTAGCGCGGCGTGCCGTCCTTGTGCTTCAGGTGCTCGCCGTTGCGGATGATCGGCACCTGCCGGACGAATAAAATAGTTTCCCCTTCGGGGGCGATACTGTTAATATATTCAGCGAACTTCATCGTGACATCTCCAGTCCTGTGTTTAAGCCCGGCCTAACCCGCCGGGCTTTTTTACTTACCGTATCGCTCCATCACCTTGACTTCGGCGTTGAGCGGGAAGCCCTGAGCCCAGTCCGGTGTGGTACACATCACCTCATGCAAGCGCTCGGCAACGAATTCCGCCGCCTCGCTCGCACACTCGATAACGATTTCGTCGTGCACATGCAGCACAACGTCAAACCCCATGCGATCCAGCTCGCGCAGGCTGTGGCGCAACAAATCATTGGCCGTGGCCTGTGTGATGTTCTCGCAGGCAAGCCCCTTCCATAACCGTGCGCGGGGCCACTCTTTAGCGTCCTGCGCAGGCTTCCATGCTGCCTTGAGATAGCTCACACCGTCCGACTCCAGACGGGCGAAGGGATAACATAGCACGCGACCCGACGGCAGCGCGTACCAAAGATGCTGGCCGTCGTACATGTACGCCACGCGGCCAACAATGAATTCATGGTTGACATTTCGCATGGCGCGGGTGTAGGCGTCCTCCAGCTTCTGCCAGTAACGCACGGCCCACGGGTTCGCCCGGCGCCAGCGGTCTACGATGCGCTGCGCTTCGTGCTCGTTCATGTGCACGCCGTAGGCGCGACCCATGGCGCTGAACGCGCCAACGCCGCCTGCGAAGCCAAGCGACAAGATGGCGACCTTGCCGATCTGGCGCTGGTCGCCCGTCACGGCCTCGGGCGTGGTGTTGTAGATGCCTGCTGCTTCACGCTTGTAGATGTCCCCGCCAGCGCGGAACACATCGAGCACGGGCTCGGCGAGCGGGTCAGCGGAGAGCCACGGCGTCGCGCGGGCTTCTATCGCTGCCCAGTCGGCCACGACGAGAACATGACCTCGCTTGGGAATGAGAGCGGGCCGCAGCATCCCTTTGAGAACGTCCGTAACGCGCTTGCCGTATCGGGGCACGATACTGTGACCTCGTACCAAGGCTTGACGGGTTGCGTCAGGCTCGGCACTGCACTTACGCGTAAAGTTATGGACTTGGGCGCCGTAGCTAGATGCGCGTCCGGTGGCACTTCCACCAGCAAATATAAAGGCTCCACGGACACGGCTGTCCTCCCCTGCGAGCTGCTTCAAGCGGCTGAACTTGGCGACCGACGACGCCCACAGGTCATCCGCGCACTGCACAACGTCAGCCACGTCAGGTGGGAGCTCGTCGGGGTTGTCCATGGCGAGCAGGTTGGCCCGCACGGTCTTGTCAATACTAAACTTCTTCTCGCCGTCTTTGTAGACGGTCATCAGCTTCTTGGCTTCAGGCCCGACGCGGGCCAGCACCCACTCGCGCATCTTGGGGCTGCGCACGGTCGTGATCTCGTTATGCGTGATCTCGCATACCAAACGCTCGATGTCCTGTAATTCAGATTCCGCATGACGGATCGCCGCCTCGCAGAGCGGCACATCGACGCCGACGCCACGGTCGTTGACGCGCTCGTTGACGTGGTAATCGGCAAGCTCTGTATCCGAAAGGTTACGCATGGCCTTGCTGATCTCGCGCATGGTTCGTACGTCTTGGGCGCAATACTTAATCATCTCGGCCATGAGCTCTGGGTCGTTGTTGAACGTCCCATCGGTGCGAGGGATGGAGAGCTGACGGATGAGCTGCGAGCCTCGGTAATCCTTCTTCATCTTGGACGAGAGCGCGCGGCCTATGTCCTCAAGGCTGCCAGGCAGGCAGTTAGCCCGCGCCTGCGCGGACGTGCAGTAGAACTGCTCCAGCGCAAACGGGATGTCAAGCACATGCCAAAAGATGAGCCGCTCAAACGCTGCGTTATGCGCGCGAATCTGACCCTTGAAGTTAGCGATGCGCTCGGGGAACGGGTACTTGGGCACCCATGTGCTGACCTCGCCATCATCAAAGGCGTAGGACATGCAGAGCACTTCGGTGCTCGGGTGTTTGGCGTAGTTGTACGCGCCGGCTGACGGTAGGTCGCACCGGCTGCGGGTCTCAAAGTCTAACCAAAGTATTGCCATAGAAAGATCGGGGGCCGCAGGCGCCCCCGCTCCTTTTACGCAGCGCGACGCCGACGGGCTGAAGCGGCTGGCGGCGGCGTGTCATCGCCACCTTCAGGCTCGCTCGTAGCCTCTCCTTCCATGGACACCCAATCGACGATCTCAAAGACCGGCGTGTAGATGCGGCCATAGCTCTTGTGCTGGTAGTGCTCCTTCTTCAGATGCACGACGGGCACGGGCTTGTTTTGGTCACGCTCGACCTGCGCGGCGATGGCTGCTGCCAAGGCCTGCACGGCACGCTTGCCGCCCACCGACGTGGTGCTGTAGCGAGCCTCAAGACCCGCGTCCTCACCCGAGATGCACTTCAAGCTCATGCCGACCTGCGTCTCCCAGCCCTTCTTGCTCTGCGGCGGCGCCGGGTCGAGCTCAGGCAGCGGCTGTGACACCGACACCATCTTCTCGCCGAGCACTTCGCCGTCGCCCCAGGCAATGAAGCCGTGGACGAACGAGAAAGGGTTGACTGCCCACTTGCTATCGGCTTCAGCTTCGGTTTGATCCGCGCCGAAAACCCAATGGCCCGTCTTGTCCATCTTGAGGATGGC